TTTTTATACTCCATACAAAACTTCTTAATTATCGAATATGGGGGTTGTTTTTATTACAACCCCATATCCTATTAAATCTAACTGATTGTTCCAGATGTCTTAAGAACAACAATGGCAGTTGGTTTTGGTAAAACATAACCAACTCTTTCCACAAACCTATAAGCAATCATATCCTGTTGACCAAGATTGATTGAGGTTTGTCCGTCTGTATCAGTAATGGTAGCTTCTGTTAAAATCTTAACCTGCATACCACCTTTGTCTCCATAGATAGCATATCGTTTAAGATTACCGAAGATAACAAAACCCTTATTGATGGCGTCATCATCTTTGTCAGGCATTCCCTCTACTAATTCAAAAGGATAGTTCCAAATAGTTCCGGGGATTTCTCCTTGTGGCCTTTGATAAATGAATGCTCCTAAACCATCGCCAGCTGCGATTGAGTCTTCTCTCAATTTTCTAACATAGCTGAAAATAGTTCTTTGCAAATAGTATTTAGCTCCATTATGCGCACCTACTAAACCTGCATCTTGCATATCTAATAAGTTTTCAGCAGTAATGTCAGCAAATCCTAATGCAGCACCCATTACAACAGAAGTTACACTTCCATTATTACAAATACCAGTCCAAGGCGCACCAACTCCATCAAAGAATTGTTCATCTTCCTCTTTAGCAGTCGCTTCGGCTACTAAATCAGCTAACAAACCGGGTAAATTGATTGCAGTATCCTGTAACAACTCCTCTGTCATAGGAATAATACAAGCCAATTTCTTTAATGTTTGCGTCACTCTATCAAATACAGGTTGGGTTGCTGTCTTCGCTACGGCTTCATCAGTCCAAGTCATAGAAATAGAACTACCTAATGCAGTAATATCTCTTGTATTTCCTGGGCCGCTGAAAGGTAAGTATCTCATTTCTCTACGAGCAACACCATATACATCCTCAACTAATCTGATTATTTCGTTAAATAATTCAGATGGGATAGTATATCCTGCTTTTGGAGTATCAGAAGATGAAGTGGTTAATGCTTTCATTTGAACTAAATCTCCTTGTGTTAATGCTACGCACCAGTCAAGTGTCTTTTTGGCCCATTTACCATTTGTTGGCAATGTTTCGCTGGCCATATTGATTTCTCCTCTCTTAACTGCAACCATTTTATTAACAACTGATTTAACTTCTTTCTCAACAGAAAGATTTACCAATTCATCTAATCCTTTTGTGTCAAGTTCCTCATTAACTTCTTTGGTGATTTCAAAACTCTTAGCTTGCTCGTCAGTTAACTCACTGGCGTGCTCAGCTAAAAATGTTTTTTCTTCATCAGAAAGGTCTTTGAGTTCTTTGGCTAAAATATCTTTTAATACGAACATAAAAAATATCTAATTACTTCTAACCTTTTGCTTCTCTGTGAGAAGCGTTCGGATTATTTTGTTTAAGGTTTTTATCGCTTTCTTCGGCGATTTTTCCTTTTGCTCGTTAGAGCTTTCGGTCACGACCTGTTTATCTTTAAATAAAAGATTTTTAACTTCGTTGGAGATATTTACCTTACCTAATTCTTTCCCGTCTTGATCCTCTATTTTTATCTCCTTTAATTCTGTATTTACTATTAGGTTAAATGATTTTTCGTCGTCTGTGGCGTCCCCTGTGTCGCCTGTGTCATCCTCTGGCGTGTTTTCCTCTGCTTCCTCATTATTATCCCCTGTGTCCTCTGCTCCCTCATCAGTGCTATCCTCGTTGCTTTCTGCGTCTTTCTTGAAATCTATTGTTTCCTCAATCTCGTCTACTTTCTCAAGGGCTTCTAAATCTAATCCTTTTGATTTTGCTAAAGCTAATGCATTGGCCGGGACAGGAACACAAGATATTTCTAATAATTCATTCTTAACTAATTTCATTCCTTTTTTATCATCTGTTATTTCTCCCAGCTTAAACCCTACTGAAAATGCGCGCATAAACTTACCCTTATATAAGTTGTATACTGTTTTTATTAAATCTCCATAAATACCTACTCCCTCGTCAACTGCAAACATAATCTTACCTGCAAGATTTCCTTTCTCGTCTAACTTTAATTTAGTAACCTTTCCGATTGGTATGTTTCTGCTATCGTGAGCAAATAGAACTACTGGATTCTTTTTAAAGTTCTTTAAATTCCAGCTCTCCTGTTCTATTGGAGGATCACCAGAACGATCAACATCGGCAGTTGAAAACACTCCCTCTATTGTTCTGTTGTCATCGTTAGATGCTTTTACTTCAAAAATTAGATCTTTTTTAACCATAATATTATATTAATTTTATTATTCTATAAATGGGCCAACTGCGCACCTACAATTTATATCATCTGGAGCATTTTTTAAATGTCCACCAACCTCAAATGGTTTGTCTACATCTACAACTTGTCCATCTGCTGCTGCGTGTTCTGGTCTAACCCTGTCATCCATTGTGGCAATCCATTCTTTCTTCGGCACGACTCCACTTTGCTTGTATGCTTCCACGCTTGCTTCGTTTATAATAGCTCCTGTTTGAGTTCTTGCTATCCTAACAGCTTCTGCATCTCCTCTAATCTTATATACTCCCTTAACTCTATCTTTAATTTCATTGATTCCCTCTCCTTTGGCTAATGCTTCGTAGTATTGTTTTGATAATTTTGTTCTAGTTGTTTTGTTTATTAAGGAAGAGTCCACTTTGATCTGGTTTTGTAACCATACTCCTATAAATCCCTCTGATATAAATGGTTTACCAACACCAACCCTAGCTAATGCTGCGTTGCCGGATATTTTTAATATCTTTAATTCTGATGGTGTAATTGCTGCCATTAATCTTTCATTCTCTACTTCCCAATCAAAATCTAATAATGCTTTCTTAATATGCTTCTTATAATTAGTTTCATACTTATAATCCTTTTCGTTTATAATTCTAAACAATCTTTTCTCTTGATCTATTAAGAATTTTCTAACAACTGGCAGTAATATATTCTTTCTGCGATCTAAATCTGCTAAATATGTTCTCCATATTATCTTTCTCTTTTCTTGTTTTAACTCATCTAATTCTTTTTTTTCTTTTGATGCTTTCTTTTTATATTGCTTTCCAATTTTATCTTTTAATTCTTTAATCCTAATGTCGTTAAACAATTCTTTTCTTCCCTCAAAGATACCTGATTGAACTGGTTGTCCTAATATAACTGTTCTTTTGTGAGGTATATACATAGATAAACCTACTATTGAATTGATTTTACTGCTTGCTAATGTTTCTTCTCCACCAATTTTCAATGGCATTAATCCCTCTTTCTCTCTAATTTCATTTGGTGTCATCCATCCATTATCTGAAGCATTCTCATATATCTTTAATTTTTCCTCTACGTTCTCTGGTGATGGATCAACAAAATCTAATATCAATCCTTTACCAAAATGAGGAACTAGGAATTGATTTAGTGTATCTACAAAATCTCTCATCTTTGGTTTAATGTTCTCTGTTAAAAAACTTGCCATAGCTGCGTCAGCATTGGCCCTATTAACATCCTCTGCTATCCCTATAACTGACTTTGGCATTTCAAAGGCCATAAATATATCATCCCTTGTCGCTTTAAGACCTGATATATAGTCCATATCCTTTTGAGCAGTTGATATTTGAACATATTTTAATCCACTTTGTAAAATACCAATCTTTGAGTTCTTTCCTACTCCTTTGTATTTTTTACTCCATTGATCGCGTATTTCTCCTATTCTATCCTTATTTAATGGTTGATCTGACTGTAATACTGCATCAAGGCGTGCATTATTTAAAAAGAAATTCCTTTGAAACTTCGTGGCATATTCTTCAGTGTCCACTCTTGCTTGTGCTGGTCTGATTGGTGATTGCCCTGTTCTATCTGCAAACTCTTTTAATGGAGATGGCTCGTTAAAATGAATAATCTCCTCTGGTGTAAAATGTAATTCTTTCTGTCCGGGTATTCTATAAATATATTCTTTTATATAATCTGTTGCGCTTGGTATAATTCTAATCCAATCAGGCCTTAAGTTCCAAAGCTCTGCTACCGTATTTCCAATCATTGCCTTATACCAATATCCATCTCCTGTTAGTAATTCGTTTATTGCTTTTAATTTAATTAACTTTGCTTTACTAACAAATGGGCTTGGGTTTGCTAATAGATCTAAAAGAGGGTGCGCTAATATTTGTTCAAGCTCACCCTTTGAATTTTTAATTCTAAATAACTTATATTCTATTGAAGCAACTTTTGCTGAAATCTTTTTAACACAAGCAAACACATCTAACGACTTGTCGTATGTTTCAAGATACTTTTCTTCTGACCATTCTCCAGCACTTAACGTTGGTAGTCCAGCTAAATTAGCAAATGCTTTTGTTATTTGGTTTTTGATTTCTCCTTTTGAGAAGAATTGTTTTATGTTTTTGAGAATATTCATAATTTAGCGTTATAAACGTATTATAACAAATTTTAGCCTCTTTGTCAAAAATTATTTAAGTCGTTAAAATCTTGTTTATCTGGTTTAAAGTCCTTGAGCGTGTTTGCAAACCTTTTTATTCTATTGTTTCTACTCCACTCTTTCATATAATTATTCCATCTTTCCCTGTTGTGACTAAACCAATATAATGATCTACACCTATCACAACAAAACTTCTGACGACTAATCTTTTTAATAAATGTTCCTCCACAATTTTTACATTTCATAATTAAAGTTTACCTTTGGCGAATCATCTGTTCCATTCTCATAATCATAAAACCAATTCCTTGTTGATATTGGGGTATATTCTTTTAATTTTCCCTTGTCATCAAATCCTATGTGAACACACCATACACTCCAATCAATTAATGTTTTCCAACCATTAGCTCCTATGTCATACCAAGTCCATAAATCCGGGCCACACCACCCGTTCCAAGTTGACCTTAGCTTAATCTGTTCCATTGCCTCTCTCCTGAAAGCCCAGCAATAATAACCACCTCCGTCTATCTCCTCTATGCCTTTCTCTTTAGCTGCTAACCCTATCTTGTTTTTAACCTTACCTCTTGCGTCAACTCTCATTTTCCAAGCTCCACAATGGCCGTGATCCCCTGCGTTCCTCATTGCCTCTACTCCTTGAATACAACCTATCTCTTTATCTCTGTTAATTCTCCTATATAGCTTCTTAAATGCCTGCTTTGGTATTATCGTGTCATCCTCAACTATAAAAACTATATCGCTGAAGTTAACGTGCGTTATGATCCTCTGCATATTATCAATAATCCTTTTCCATCTCTTTTTATAATCCTCAATTCTTGTTATCTTAATTGGCTCTTGGTTTGTTATTATCATTTCTGCTGACAACCACTTCTGGCCGTGATAATCTATCCAGTTCTTACAATAATCTATTAACCACCTATCCTTTGTGTCTAAATATAAAAGCAAATACAAATCTTTGCGTGGTATATTCGCATTTGCTATTGCTTTTAAACATTTTGCTATTGGGTATTTTCTGCTAATCACTACAACAAAACTATCTACGTTCATTTTAATAATTCTTTATGTAATTTTTTAACATCCTCCCAAGTAACAAGCTCTGACCCGGGATCTGACTTTGTGTGTATTGCTTTTCCACTTCTATTGTTCCATTTTTTAAAATATACTCCTCTATGTTTTGAATAATATTCGCAAGTGTCCTCCCATTGTTGAATTGATATTGATTTGCCATAATGTCTAACCAATCCTTTTAATCCTCCAAGTCCACTTAACTTTGGCTCTCTCTCTGACTTAATAGACCAAGTTGGTTGAGCTTTCTTTCTAAACCAGAATATAATATCCCTAAACTCTGGCCCACAATAATCTCTTAACTTTGTTATATCCCCATTATATTTTCTGTCCTTGTCTTGCTCTGTTATATAAAAATCAAATAATCTCATTCGTAAATAATAGAGTTCTTTCTTGTCTAAAATTACTGGATCAAATTCTAATCTCTCGTCTGCGTCAAAATAACAAAACCAATCGTCGTGATTAGCATTCTGTGAAGCCAACTTATAAATTGCTTCTCTGCTCGTATGCTCGGCCCAATCTCTTTTCTTTGGTTCTGGATACCATTGCTTATTCTCAATAGTTCCCACTACCTTTGGATGTGCCTTAACTATCTCTAGTGTGTTATCTGTTGAAGCATCATCGTAAACATAAATCTTATCGCACCATTGTCCGAAATGATCTAATGTATCCTTGATAATCAATCCCTCATTTCTAATTCTTGTTATTCCTATTTTCATTTTATTATTTTAATTATTTCTTTAACTCTATTCTTGTATGTATGGTTTTTTAATGTTCTCCTCTGTCCTGCCCTGGCAATCTTTTCTCTCTCCTTGTCGTGTTCCAAATAATAATCTATCTTCTCTTTTAAATCATACATATCCTTATAGATAACTAATTCTTTTTCTAAATCAAATAGTTCCTCTAAATAAGGAACATAAGGCGTAATCAATAAAGCGCCACAAGCCGTTACCTCAAACAATCTCATATTCGTATCATCTGCCGGACATTGATTTGGCACTATCTTACATCTGTTATAAAACTCTGCTACCTTGTCAAAAAATATGCCCTCTTTCTTTAAAAACTTGTTGTCATATTCGTCTTGCAAGAACTTTATAAACTTTGTCCTTGAGCTGAACATCTCCTTTCCTATAAATCCTATGTCTATATCTCTGTCTAAACTCTGTTTGTTAAAAATACTATCATCAATGGCACAGGGTAAATATGTTGTGTTCTTTGGGAAGAATTTTAAGCAACTTTTCTCTTTACAGAAGTAATGATCTGCATTGCTCTTTAATGCTCTCTGAAATGTTGATCTGTTCTCTAATATAATCATACTTCCATCTGCCGGATCTTTACTTCCTAGATCGTTTGCGTAACAAATCTTTTTGCCACCATATCCTATGTTGTATCCATTCTTTACTAACTGCTTCTCTAATTGCTTTGCTATCCCATATTCAGTTGTTGAACTTCCTACAAACATAATGTTGTTATCGTTCTTTTTATCTAATAGATTAAAATACTTATCTATTTGTTTCTTGATATTAAAATTCTTTAATGCGTATTCTCTATTAATCTCTCCCATTGATTGATCATACTTCTTTAACTCATTTACTATTCCATCAACGTCAAATTCAATCTCGTATCTCCTGCCAGAGAAGTTGTTTTTAACTGCCTCATTAACATTGTCTTTGGTAATTATTCCATCCCCAATCATCTTGTCCATATAGCCTCTCTTGTCAAACACTATAACTGCTCGGCCACAAGCCATAGCCTCGTATGCTCCTCTGCCTAAACTAACCACCAAATCTGCTTCATTTATATAATCCTCTACATTCTTAACCTCAATAATCTTATTATTCTCAATGTTCCTTATAGCTTTAAAATTAACTCCTATTTTTTCGCAGGCTTCTTTAATAATTTCATTTGCTTTTACTCCCTTACATATTGATGCTACGTTTGTCAGCTTCTTATTAATCTTGCTTGTTGGTTTAAATAACTCACAATCAATTCCGTTCTTTATGATCTTTGAACTATATCCTAATTCATTCAAGTGATTTTTAACTTCATCTGATATTGAAACATAAACATCAGCTCCAGGTATTGGCTGTTCTAAATCAGGAAATATTCCGTGACAGGTTAAAACTTTTATTCCCCTTACATCTTTTAAGTATTCTAAACACTTATTGTGGTTGATAAAAATATAATCATAATCCATTCTTAATCTCTTGTCTTTATTCTTTGGTGTTATCTCAAATAAATCCTTTGATACCTTTCCCGGGTAAAATGTAAATACATCAACCTTGTATCCTCTACCCTCTAATTCCTTTGCTAATGTATAAGTAAATGTTTCTGTTCCCGAGAAATGCTCCATTCTTATATTCGTCAAAAGTATTCTCTTTTGTTTCTTATCTAATCCTAATGCTCTCTTTATTCTGTCCTCTGGCCATAACTTATTTAATCGTGTCTTATTATCTATAACCTTATCTAACCTGCCCTCTGATTGCATATGGTGATGTATGACAGGGTTTCCTGATCTAATGTATTCAATACTCAAACCCATCTCTCTTGCCCTTAACCCTAAATCAACATCCTCTGCTCCGTTCTTAAACTTTTCATCAAATCCTCCTAACTTATCCCAAGCATTCTTTTTCATTTTAAACAAAAAACCAGATGGGATGTGAACATCTCTCTGATCTCGTCTTAAATTAGAAGCTATACTTCCATTCTCTCTTAACTCCCAACCTATCCCGTGAATGACTACGTTGTTTTGATTTGGAAATATCTCTGAAAAGCCAACCATATCTGCCTTGTTCTTGCAAGCTTCTATCAGTAATCCTATATCTGGCTCTATGTCATCATTCATAAATATTAAGTTGTCTGTCTGTGCTAGCTTTGCTCCCAAGTTGCAGTTCCTTGCAAAACTTCCTCCTGCTACTATAAATATATTAAATATGTCTAATGGTATCGCGTCTAATGTATTTTTTAATAGATCGTGCCTGTTGTGGTGAGGTATTATAATATCTGCTATCTTACCCTTAATATCATAGCTTCTTTTCTTTTCTATCGTTGGCTTTATCTTTGCCAAATCTTTCTTTGGTATTTCGCTAACCATTATTATCGGTGCGTCTATATCTTTAAGTCCCTCTATTGGTGTTTCACTAATAACAATCTCTCCCTCATTATAAGTTCGGCCATTAATATCTATTCTTTTGTTTGTATGATACCTATACATATATTTACCTATTAAAATAAACCAATAAAGCTATTGTTAATAATGCTAAAACTATTTGAATTAATTTTAACATTAAATTATCCTTTCTATATTTATTCGTTTCCATAATTCTATTTTAAATATTCGCCATCGTCATCGTCGTCATCAAACAACCAAGTCACTCCGGGCGTTCCTACCTGTTGAAGCCCTGATATGCCTATACATAGAGCATCGGCCATATCGTCATATTTGCCTCTTGGTAATGATAATAACTGGTTTATAAATTCTTGTCTGTTTTCAATCCCGTTCTTAATAAAAACCTTTCTGTTTCCAAATAATGGTGGCAACACTTCGTTAAACTTCTCTATCTTATTCTTTGTTGTCTGCACTCCTACTATTGGCAAACTGGTATTCATCTTTAATGTCTGAACGCTATCGTATTGAAATGTGTTCTGCTCTACCGCGATCCTTATAGCGTCAGGGTATAATTTACCATTTGCTGTTATCTCTTTTAACCTATCGTCAAATCCTATTCTCTTGTTGACTATCTTGTCTATAAATATATCTCCTTTCTCACTTCTGTAAAAATGTACTCCTCCCGTATAATCTCCACTATCTGGATTTTTTCCTACTGAAGCATCCCAACCCCAGTAATTGTTTATGTTTATTTTCTTTGTGCCATCTTGGTTCAATCCCCAGCAATCGCTTGGCAATACATCATATCCTTGAATGTCATTTACCTTAACTATCTCTCCACTAATGTTCACCGGCATACAGCGATATTCTTTGTTAAACCACTTGTCGCTACCTGTTAAAGTAATGATCTCTTGTTTCTTTCCCATTAACCTTTCCCAATCCCATTTCTCCGGGTAAAGTGTTATATGCTTTTCTGCATCTACTATTGAATCATATCTCTTGTGTATCCAATGGCTCTTTCCTAACATTTTAATACTATTCCAATCTACACTATATAAATCTCCATCCATTTGTAATGTTCCTACTATAACAAATTTTGTGTTTGGTTCTCCCATTGGTATTATCTCTGTTGACATTCTTTCTAATGTTTTTCTATTATAGTCCTCACTATAAATAACTTGATTATCAATAGGATCATCTAATATAATCAATTTAAAATGACCACCCCTAATCTTACTACCAAAACCTGCTACCTCTATCGTTGCACCGTTACTAAATCTTATTTCCTTTCTACTATCAATATCTGCTCCTGCTAATAAATGTCTATATCGTGGAGCTTTGGCCCACTTCTTAATATGATCTAATATCCTCTTGGCAAGTCCGTCACTAGCACTTAATATAATAATGCTCATATCAGGATCATTGAGGCATTGCTCTAATGCATAACACTCACTAAAGAAAAAACTCTTTAAATGATCTCTTGGTGCTTCTATGACCAAATTACAACCTGATTGTAATAAATCATTCCACTCTTTATGTAGTGTTCCTAATCTCCAATTATTTATATTCGCTTCCCTATGGTATTTATAAATCTCATATTTAATCAAGCTACATAAATTGTATTTATATGTTGCCTCGTTCTCTTGCTGTTCTGTTAGCTTCGAGTTGTGCCAAAACTCTGTTTCTTGTTGGTTCATCTAATTTATCTAATAAATCTATTAACGGATTTTCTTTTGTTTCAATGGATTGCTCTAATATCATTCCCTCTTTCCATCTCTTAATGTATTGAAGCCATAATTTTACCTCACTTGCCTTTCCATCCTTAAGTATTGTTCTGTATAGCGCAGCAATAACATCAGGGGTCTTGTCTGATCCCCATTTTGCTAATTGAATATCTACATCATTGTTAAACTCTTTCCTCTTTTTCCAATCTGTTAAAGTGTCCTGACATAAATTATACTTTTTAGCAAAGTCTTGTTCTGTCCTATATCCATATTTCCCCTGTCTATATATTGACGGCAAAGAATAGAATTTAATGAATGCCCTATAATCTCCTTTCTTTATTATTATAGGGTCTTTTTCGGACTCTTTCGGATTTACAGGAGTAATTTTTTTTTCTTCTTCTTGTTCTGTCATAATTATTTATTTTATATCTTAACGCTTAAAATCTCTGTATCCACTTCGTCCCATTTAATAAAAACTTCTATGATTTTACCATTACGATTTAATATTCTAAACCTATCAAGTGGATCTTCTTTGCATTTTTTAATAATAGCACGCCTTGTTTTTTCTCTTATTTCACTTCCGCAAATATTTTCTTCTTCTGTCATAGTTTTTTTGCTTTTAACTTAGTAAAATTCTCCCAACGAGATATTATCACGTCTGTGTATCTTGGATCTAATTCCATCATATAACATTTTCTATCTAACTGTTCACAAGCTATTAGCGTTGATCCACTACCACCAAATACATCTAATACTATATCTCCTCTCTTTGAGCTATTTGTTATTGCTTTCTCACACAATTCAACTGGTTTCATTGTAGGATGTAATTTTGAATTTAATGGTCTATCTATTTCCCAAACTTCAGTTTCTTTTCTACTTCCACAATATGAACTCTGGTCAAACCATCCATAAAAACAAGGCTCATACATTCTTTGATACTTTGCTGGCGATAAAACTAATTGTTGTTTCTTCCAAATTATTGTTGCAGACCAATGACAACCAATTTCCGTTAACCATAATCTCATTTTCATTCCGTCCGGGCCTGGAGCTCCCCACATATAAATATCTCCTTTGTTATATTGTCTAAATATCTCATACAAACTCTTACAAAATATCTCCCAGTCATCTGCGCTAAGATTATCATTTTTTATTTTCCTAATTTTATTTCCCTGTTTTTTTGAAACTCCGTAATCAACGTTGTATGGTGGATCAGTAAATACCATATTAGCTTTTACTCCATTCATTAACTTTTCCACATCATCTCTTTTTAATGCATCCCCACAAACTAACCTATGCTTCCCTAACTGATATATCTCTCCCAATTTGCTTGTTGGTTTCTCCGGCACTTCTGGCACTTCGTCATCGTCCTTGTTTAGATCCTTGAATATCTTGTCTAATTCTTGGCTCTCAAATCCAACCTGCTTTAATAATTCCTTATCTATCTGGGCCAGCATCTCAAAATCCCAACCACCTTTCTCTACACTCTTATTGCTCAATAATAAATATCTATCTTTTTACTCTTGCGTCCACCCGGATATTCTAATAACGTCAATTTCTTTTGTTCCTAATTCCTCTAATGCTTTTAACCTGCCGTGGCCTGCAAGGATAACATTCTTTTCGTCTATTACAATATCGTCCACAAAACCTAAATCTTGGATACTATCTTTGATCAGTTTGTCGTCGTGTTGTTTTGGATTTTTAGGATTAGCCTTTAAATCAGATACTTTAATTTTTAGATGTTCTTTATTCATCTAATATTAATTAACTTTCTTATCCTTTGGTTGCATATTGGTAGCGTTAAGCTGTTCCTTGAAGTCAAGGTATTGATCTATATTACTGAATGATTTTTTCCCTATCGTTCCAAAAAAGTCAAAAAACAGATTAAAATCTGCATCCTCTAACTCTAAACTAATCTCTTTGCCGTCATTAATAACATCTAATTCAGCAAATTTATTATTACTATTTGCTATTGCTTTTTTAACTTCTACTTCTGTTATCTTTTTCTGTGCAAAATTCCTTTGTATGTTTTTTGTATCTTCCCATAAATCACAGTAATCTTTTAACTCTGCCATTAAAGTTGGCTTTAACTTATTCCTATATTGCTCCATTTCGTCATCTGTTTTAAATTGCTCCGTTTTTAGTCCTCTTAGATTGCTGTAAAATATTGCTAATAACAATTTATTGGTTTTAAATACTTTCATTTTTACTTTGTTAATTTTTTAATCCTACTATCTAACTCCGACCTTTCTTTCTTTATTATCTTAATATTGTTCTCTGCTACATCTACTTCCTTTCTGTATCTGATAGCTGATCCGTTGATCATATCTATTGCACTATCAAGCGCGCCAATGGTTGTTATTCTTTTCTCCACTCTTGTTTCTGTGATCTCAACTTCTATCTCGTTGCGATCAATCTTTTTGTTGGCCGGGGATATAACCCGGTACTCTGTTTTTGTAATCATAGTTTCATTATAAACTTATTAAATTAATTAGTCAATTTATTATGTGTCGCAAAATGTGTTACATTTTTATAATTCTTTCGTCATAGGTAATAGATACTTAGTGTCGTAAAACATAAAACTTAATATATATTTTTGTGCCTCCAGCTAATGCGGAGGCTTTTTTATTAAAACAATTTATTATCTACTATTGTCGCCTCAATGCGTGCCTCTGCTATCTTGCAATATTCTTTATCTTGTTCTATTCCTATAAATGGTCTTCCTGTTCTCTTGCAAGCCATACAGGTTGTTCCTGATCCAGCAAAAGGGTCTAATACAATTCCACCTGTTGGAGTTTTAGTTAAAATACAAAGATATTCCATAAGTTTAAGTGGTTTGACTGTTGGGTGAAAATTCTTTTTAGAAGTATTAGTTCTATTTCTTGGATTATCTCCGCCAACTCCATCATCTTTTTTACGATCTGAATGTCTTATCAATTCCATATCCTCACACCCCATATTCCTTTCACTCTTACTTGCCTTAGCTACATAGAAAAATCTTGAAGCTCCACCTTTATCATTATGATATTTCGGGTTTCTTTTACCAATACCCGCTTTATAAGAACTTGCATTATAATCATTTATTTTTGCTTCTCTAATATTTCCAGCAACACTTAATTCCCCACTCTGTTCATCTAACATTTTACCAGCTTCGGAATCTAACAAAATATTAGCAGGAAATCTGCCTTGTGGTTGTGTATCTTTATTTCTTTTATCTGTTCTCCATTTAATATCTGTATTTTGGTCATATTTTCCTTCTGGGAACTTAGGTTTATCATTACAAGGTATCCTCCCACCATCTATATTCAATCCAGCTACTCCGTGCTTTAAGGCGTTATTGGCGTAGGTGCCATCATTAGGTTTCATAGCCACAATAATAGGTTCATATGCTGGTTTTAGTCCGTGTGATTTCCAACCGTTCCAGAGTTTAGCTTCTGGTGTTGCTGGTTCTGTAATATTATAATCTAATTTATATCCACTTTCCCAAGAATTATCTTTTCCTTCTCCAGAAATATGTTGTTTTCCCTTTCCAATAACTTTTCTTTCTTTTCCTTTATCTAATTGCTTACTAATATCAGTAGCTTTTGGAAAACCTGAACCAAAAATCCAGAGCATACAATCCTTTAATATAAAGCCAGCATCTTCAACGGCACAAGCCATTCTGTGATAAGTTCTTGAGCCACCAAAACTTAATAATGTTCCACCTGGTTTTAACACTCTTAATGCCTCTTGCCACAATTCTACCTTTGGCACATCATAATCCCATTTCTTTCCCATAAAAGAAAGTCCATAAGGCGGGTCAGTAATTATAGTATCTATTGAGTTGTCTGGAAATGTTCTCATAACTTTAAGACAATCTCCATTGTATATTTTATTTAATTTCATATAATTTTTTAGTTTGAGGGGAGAGCTTTCATCTCCCCTGTTTTTATAGAAGTCCGGTTAACAACTAATGTGAATGTCGTGTTTGTTTGCAAAGAATTTAATCTTTGGTGATCCAAGTTTACCTTGCCCCATACCAAGTCGTTGAGCATAACTCTTGTCATAATTAAGATAATGACCAGTAAGAACAACAAAGTGTTTCATCTCCTCGATGGTTTTTGTATGCTTATTCAACACCTGACTGATGGTTGAGGTATATGCGTTTTCGTGAACGTGACCCATTACCAAGATTTCCGAAGCAAAGTTGTGAGCTATTTTAATAGCACAATTCAATTTGGTATAGATATACCTACTTCCAGTTGCACCGTGCAATGAATAAATTGAATAACTCTGCTTTCCAACATACCACAAGTTCCAGCAAGCATCCATTAAATAGCGACAATCCAGTTCTGTCGCCATAATACGAGCAATGTCAATACCACTTTCCTTGTATCCACGTAATTCGTGGTTTCCCCGGAGCAATCCCAGTATCAGTTTCTTGTCTGCCAAGGGTGTAAGCATCTCCATTACCTCATCAAACTGCTGATGTGGGTTCATAATCTGCTCATAAACACCTGCGCCGACTGATCCTCTGGTAGCGAACTCAATTAAGTCACCCATAAGTAAAACATAAATGTTTTTGTCTATGCAGTGCTGTATCATTCGCCTTGCTCGATCTCTGTCACATTGAGGAGATCCCCAGTGAGTATCTCCAAAGAATACAACTTCAGCATACTCTTTACCGTGATCCTTTACTTTCAAGCGTTGCTTGTTAAGACGTGGTATCATACCACTTTTGAAACCAACCCTATTACGCAATTCAACCCATCTATTCTTATCTATCTTGTCCATCATAACCTCCTTTGGTTTTTGGACTCCTATTATTTTCCTCCTTTGTAAAAGAACTAATTATTTAAACTTTGATTAGAATATAATTTTCAATTATTTGTTTAGCAACATTGAGCATAGTTTTTGCGTTAGCTGGTGGCAATTTATCAAATGGCACTCTACATTTTTCTTGGCTTTCCCAGCCAAACAATCTTGCAGAGTCTTCGTATTCCTCGTGCATAAACCTCGCTAATTCAATTATTTGTTCTTTTTTTGTTTCCATATATATAATTATTTAATTAAAAATATTTAATCCAAAATTCATCCCAAAATACTTGTGCTATATCTTTCACAGTATCAATGGGCAACAATGGTTCTTTTCCATCAATCTTTTCTCCTGTATGTTTTTCTGCAATTTCAATAAACTCTCTTTTTTGCTTTTCAAAAAATTCTTCAAAGTTATGAAAATTAAATGATATTTCTATTTCCATAATATTATAATTAACTTAATTAGCTAATGAATGTCAGCTTTTAACCAGAGCTAACGAACTGGTTTCGTGTTATAATTCCACGTTTATCTCTTTTCATCTTTTACCACCTACGTCAAATCCTACGTGACGCTTAACTTCGGTTAATTCTTTTCCATCGCATACTTCGACACTACCAACCTTAATCAATTCCTTAATCAATTCTTCGCACTTCTCTTGTAATTCATCGATTTCATACAATAATCCTTCGATGGTTTCGTGGTATGCCTTTTCCTGGGTTGCTACATAAGTTGAGAATTTCATTACATACCCCCTTTCTTTGTGATAACATATTCTTCTTTCCAGAAATACTCGTTCAGGAAACGGATAACTTCGTCAGGTGTTTTGTTTTCAAATAATTGATGATACAAGTCGTGTAATTTTCCGTCTATCCTTATTATGTTTTCCCTGTTTGATTTTCCACCCCTACTTCTTGGTATTATATGATGCTTTGTCTTTTTCATCATAACCCCCTTACTTTGATTATTTCCATCTTGTCAGGCATACTGCTTGTTGCTCCATTTACTAAATTAACGGCTTTGTTTTTTTCTATCTTTATAAAGACATAGAAAGGATTACAACCATCATCTTCTTCTAATGGTCGGGCTATGAACTTATCACCTTTGTCCAAATCTGCGAATAACACGATTCACCTCCTTTTTAAAAGAACTTATTGTTTTTATTTATTCCAATTCTTTTTCAATGTCATTTCAAATTTATCAGTTATTGTAACTAATTTTCTTTTCAAAAGTATATCTTTGAAAGGTGCTCTAACAAATAACTTCATTCCACAATATCCTTTTAATATCCAATCTGGTCTTATTCTTGTTTCTTTCATAATACTATTTATTTAATTCTTTTTTATTGTTATATTCTTTTAAAATAATATGAAATTGTCTATCATTAACTTCTCTAATTCCAGCTATAACACATAATTCTTTTATAACTTCTTCTTCCCTTTTATCTAAAAGTTCTTGAACATAGCCTACTATTTCTCTTTTATTTGGACTTACACTTTCTTCATCTTTATTGCCAGTCTTTCCTATTCTATAAGCCCTTAATTCAAGTTTTTTAATGAGTGCCATTATTTTTATTTCCCAATCTTTGATTTTGTCTGACATATAATTATTTTATTTTATTGAAAAGCGATGTTAAGCGACTTGTTGGTTGTCCCTCTTTTTGGGCAATTACTATTTCGTCTGTTATTAAATCAAGTATTTCTTCTTTCTGTTTATCTAATAAACACTGACCATTCCCAACACAATACTGCCATAAACTAATAATAAGTTCGTCTGAATATATTTTATGTTCTTTTAAAATATTTTTGATATCTTCTTTTTCCCATTTCATATAATTATTTAACTTAATTAGCTTGTGGCCGGGGAGAATAACAGATGCTTATGAGGGTAAACAAAAAACCTTGCTGGGACACCTATTATTCTACGACCGGGCCTAAAACTAAACGAGATCCCCAGCCATAAACTAATTAATCTTTACTTGTAAAATCTGTGGTTACCAATCAATACAGTTAGCTTGACCTGCTCTATCCAAGACGGCAATCCAAATGCGTTCACGTTCTCAAAATATAATGCACCCTTGGTTGGATCTGGTAGTTGACCCATTTTAACCTTTTGCCATATAAAACCCACTAATGTTATTTTCCATTTTGGTTGTTTGCTTATGAAACGATCTAAATCCTCCCTGTCTAAACTACAAAACCCAATATTCATTCCTGCATCTAGCCTATTCCTTAATACCCAAGATACTGCAATTATTCCCTCTGTTGATTCTCCTATTGCCTCTCCTATTATTCCCCTTACAATGGTTATGTCATCTATTTCTTTCTGTCTAAATACTGCTATCTTGTAATCTCTTTGTTCTTTTAATTTCGTTTCTAACATTTCGTAAACCTCAAACTTTTGCTGATACCGTATTTCCTCACTCCTAAATCCTGTTTTTAAAAACTCCCAGACAAGATAAGAACATAACACAAAGATTATAACTAATATAATCAAAACAGGTATGTTTATTTTTGCCGACCTCTTAATTTTCTTTGTTCTCCAAATATTCATTTTATAAATCCTTTATCTGTAATAATTGTTTAACTTTGATCTTGTAATAATTTATCTTTTCTATCAACTCTTTTTCTGTAAAAGATTTTGTTTCTCTGGCTTTGATTGCTAATCTATCTGCTGTTCCTGCTCCCCATTTCTCATCTATCTTAACCCTATAAACTGCTAGATTGCCCCTTAACCATTTATTACAATATCTACATTGTCCGTTAACATCCTGCTCATCAAAGTATATTGAATTGCCCTTGTTCTTTGCTTCAAAATGTCCTGCGTCTAATAGTCCATCGTTCCATTTATGCTC